GATAAATGTGGTATAGCCACAGTGCGACGTGCACTGCGTTAACAACACTTGATAAAATTTGTGATTCATTTAGGACCCCCACTAATGGGAGACCCCGAGACCAAAGCCTCGAGGCTACCTAATATGATCATTAATCATTTTTCATTAAATATTGTCGAGACTTAGTCTCCATTCACACCACTGTGAATGTTAGAGTGTTAACTCTGCGTTACACCGGGAGGGGTGGTGTATTGTTGTACAACAAGGGAGGCATGCCAGTCCAGAAATAAACCTGGAAGTCTTCGCCTGCAGCGCTATACATGTCGGCTCTTGCGCGAACTGTGTTCGAAGCAAAGACGACTACCGTGTACCTGGGTGACCAGGGGTCGGTAATAGTTTGGTCTGCTGTCTTCGCTGGTGCAAACCTGTACTTAGTTTGAAATGGAGTCTCAAATGAGATGACATCATTACAAGTACGAGTCGTAAGAGTGGATCCAGATCCACCGTACGATGGGGAAGTGATGGTGATGGGGTTTAATCCATCATACCGGACCACGTTGTCCGATCCACCATTGTCCAAAACTGTGTAAGTGTTGGCATAAGCGGTTGTGTCAAGGCTCCTGTGTGCTTCCAGCAAAATATCTGTGGTTGCAATCGGGATCCCATAAGGCACAACTTTAGTCCTGATCCCACCACGCCATCCAGAAAAGCACATAGTGATGTACTGAAGCATGGTAGTATTACAGAAATTGTAGGGAGTGGGAGTCCCTATAACTGCAGAATCCACAGCAGCTGGTGCCAGCCCACGCAAATAAGGAAAACTCGTCCGCGTGAACGCGTAAGCTGCATAACCTGATGTTTGAATTCGCCCAAGCGTGGAGTGCTTGTTGTATCGTTTCATAAGGGATCTGAACGATGCAATCTGTTCACCACCATACACCCGGGTGACCTCATCGATCATGGGTATGTCGGCAGTCAAGGGTTCAGGTGCGTAGTCGATCGGCATGACTCCAGCCTGAGCTGTGTCCGCTTGATCAACATCACCTTGAGAGACATAAATGTCAGATTGCGGGAAGAAATCATAATTTCTAACTTCGTCATTTGGGGAAAAGACTTTGAAATCAGATCCAGCTGAAACAAAGACATTCACCTGAGCATCATAAGCCACGGTGGTATTTGGAGTGACCAATTCATTCACAACATAGAGTCCCACAACACCATTCGAATTCACCCAATTGGTGAAGCGAAGTGTGTTGAATAGTTCGTTGGGCCCAATGAGTCCAGGCTGAAGTACAGAGATGATGCCAGTTTCCTGACTATTCGATATGGACATGGTAAAGTCTTGCTTCTCACTGATATCAACAATCTCCTGGTAATTGATGTTGTATTCAGGAGTAGCGTCCAAATAATTGGGATCGTAAACCACTCGCAAACGCCCCTTGTGGTACGCACTGGCGACCACTTGAAATCGAATGTTGATAGTACCTGTCCAAAATTGGAAGGGGAGGGCGGCAACTGCCATTGCAGGCAGGTGCAGTGCCACATCCGCTCCAGCTCCCACATTAACATCGTGCAAAGTGGGATGCACTCTAATATTGAACAGCAAGGAATCTGCAGCAGCAGATACGGGCCACGTGAATGTGGTGAGATAGGATTCACGCCCTGCAATACTAGCTATAGTGAGTGGGTCACTAGATTGCACACCAGATAGTTCAGACCCCATCCCTAACGCCTGTTTGTCATCAACTGTTAATTTATTCACATAATCTGGAACTGTGACATTAGCTAGAGAAGATATATTTGCAGGGACAATAGGTTGGGGTGACTTGGTGAGTGGGGGCCTAGCATAGCCAAGGAGTTTAGCCATGTCTGCGGTCATCTTCGCAGCGGCTTCTGCCGTGGTCGCATATGGTCCCAGACCGGGCACATTCTGGAGGGATTTGGCCACACGCGCCATTGAAGTCGCGGGGCCTGAAATGAATCCCTTGGAATTTGCCTCGTCTATCTCGTCAATGTCAGCCTGTGCAACCAAGCCAGACATGTTGAGTGATGTTGGAATGGACAAGCTCACATCCTCTGCCCAAGCGAATGCTGAGATAGTGAGGTCATCGATACCCCCATTTGCATGCTGCAACTGGTTCATACTACGGATACAAATCTCTCCCATGTTGTTCCATTCACCGTCAGTCAAGTTCATGTAATCATACAAGTAAAAGAATGGTAGGGTCATGGAACCACCGGTGGAAGTGGTAGGATCCAGATATATGTGGGGCTGTTGCGACGCTTGAATGAGATCCTGTGGTACCGCAGAACGATTCTGCGATAACTCATCATAAAGATGAAGGGGCAAGTACGATGCAATAGCCTTGCCATAGTAAAACCCATTTCCATTAATGACAAACTTTACTTTCAAATTGCACCTAATAAGATTGTAATTTGTAATTCTGTTTGCTATTCGCGGATTGGAGAAAAACAATGACCAGGGGTCAAATGTGTGATGGATGTCAGTGTTGACAGACCAAGTGCGAGTGTCGATCTTGATAGGTCGTGACAAGAACTCACTTAGACCAACGTCAGTACTATCGCGACTGGAACGGGTCTTGTCTACGCCAGTTTTGACAGAATACTCGATATCATCAGGTGAGCCGTCAGCAAATGACATTGTCTGTTGCTTCGAATTCTTAGGCTCAGAAGCGATGTTTGCCTCGGCGACATCAGCCTGAGCAACATATTGATGGTTTACGTAATCAACGTTTGTGTTTATTTTATTGGTAAGTAAATTTAACCATAGTGGAAGTAGGATACTCAATCTACATCCGGTTCTTCACGTTGTGTATATACGAGTGCACGCAATCCTCTAAACGTGGAATGGAGGAAGCTTGTAATCTGCTCGCATTGATGATTTTGCCTAACTTGAGAATCTACTCTAGGGTCTCCGACCAAGGCCCCATTTAAGGGGGAGTGGATGTGACTGCAACAGTCACGGTTTGGGAGGAATGGTTTTTCAGTACAGCGAGTTGCTCACCGTATTTAATATGCCAATTCCCCAATTTGGTATCGAAGTCGACAAGCACATTTCCAAAAGGATCTATACCTAAGCGCTCGAACACCTGGAGGAACTCTTGCTGCCTCCGATCATATGCTGCTCGCCCATGATTAAAGAACTCATCAAGCGCGGAGTTCATCAAATGGGCACCCATCATCTCCGGGGTAGAAAACGCATCAGGGTTGAAATTGATCATATGAAGAGGCTTGAAGATGGAAACAGGATCCAAGGCACCCACATGTACACCCAATTCGTGGTCGCGCGTAAAATTTCGTTTCAAAAAGTCGGCTTCTTCAAATGGAAAGAATGGGGAGTCTATGTTCTGCTTGTTTGGAGTGGTGTATGTGATACCACGAGTCGCCAACACGCGACTTATGACTTTCATGTCAAAATAGTCACATTCAGGGGAAACAGACCCTTCATTGTCATCACCATAAGTCAAGAGTGCCACATTCTCCTGAAATGTTCTAGTACAACTTGCGGGCCTAACAGTGAAGTAGACACATCGTAGGAGAAGGGAATTTCCAATACCATTCAAGAATGCTGTCAGAGTGTGACCGGATATACCCACACCAGAAGTAAGGTCAAACACATCACCAAAATAGTCAATGGTGGCGTTGGTCATCTCAAGAAGAAACGTTTCCATGGCTGCAATATCATCTGGAGAATAACCGGGACAATTCTTGGCAAGTGTTATGAGCACATTCAA